CTATATCTAGTATTTGTTCCTTATAATTAAATTCTTTATCTAGGGTATTATAATGGGTATATTTGTTAATAGTAGTTTGACCTATACCATATAGGGATTTAGGTCCTCCTCTATATTCAAGTAATTTAAATTGATTATCAGGTGTTTCTTCAAGTGATATATGACCTTTAAATAATTGAATTAATCTATTGTCATCTCCTTCTTTTCTAATGCCTATACCTGTATCATAGCCACTAAATGCAATAGGGTCAGAAAGAGGTATTCTTCCTTCTCTTTTAAAACGAATGCCTGTGGCTGATGAGGCTACTGATGCTAATGTGTTTAGACCTAAATTGTATGTTCTTTGATCATTATTATCATCAAATATTACAGGATTAGACTTTTGTAGTCCTACTTGTTTAGTTAAAAAACCTAAACCTTGTGGTGTTAATAAAAACTTAGTTATTCTTTCTACATCTTTAAGAGATCTTTCAGTGGCAGTAAGTATACCTCCCCTAACTAGCCCATCTGTAAAAGAATCAATAGGAGTATCATAATTAATTGTTCTTTTTATAAATGGTTGGTTACTTGATCCCCCATTTGGTTGGTCATTACCATAGGTTAAACTAGTTAAATCTGATTGGAGATCTTTTAATGCCATTATTCAGGTATATTATCTATATATTGTGTGGGAGTGTTTCCATTTAAATCAAATCCTGAAGGGGATAAGGAAGGCCACGTACTACCAGGTTGTCCAGCTCCATACCCAAAGTTTGGATCAGGGTTTGTTTGACTTGTGTAGACACTTTCTAAGTTTCTTTCATGAAGTGTGTCTATCTGATTAGGTTGAACTGTAGGTTCAGGTCCTAAAGCAAACATACTAGGAGTTATGTTATTAAAATGTCCTACCATTTCATCTTGTTGTACTCCATCTGGACTTAAAACTTGAGAAGTCAATGAATCTTGTATTTCAGGTTTTGCAAATTGACCTACTAAATCTAAGTTACTTTTTCTATTTAATAATGACATAATATTGTGTTTTAGTTATAAATATAAAGTTAAGCGAACCTCGTTTGATGTCTTGCATCACTTTGATAAGAACCATGATTGGCTGATTGGTTTTTAGAGCTAAATGAATCGTGTCTAACTGAAGTGTTAATTTGAACTTGAGACATTGCGCTAGCCATTTTGTTGTAGTCGAATTTTTCTCCTCCGCTACCACCACCTAAGTTGGTTCCTGCTATTATTGAATCATCTTTGTTTAGTTGAATTGATCCTTTAGGGCCACTAACTACCATCCCACCATCTGAACCTATTACACCATCATTCATACTAGATACTCCTGCTATAAGACCCCCTAAAGCAGCTGCACCCGCCAATGCAAGAGGTAAACCTACAATTCCTCCCATCATAAAAGATCCTTTAAATATTGTAGCATATGCTGCCATTAATGATCTTATAGCCATAGTAGCTTGTATTGCTGCTATCGCGCTAAATATCCCTACCATTCCTCCTGCTATAATTGAAGATTCTGCTAGGTAACTTACTAGTTTTGCAAACCCATCAATTATAGGGGCGAATACAATTCCTATATCACCTATAACACCTTGGATTTTTTCTAATGATTTATTAAATGATTCAGCGGCTGACATTGCTTTTAATTGATTTACTGCTTGATCATTTCCACTTGCGGCTGCATCTGCTAATAATTGAGCTCGATTTTCTTCTGTTACTAATGAGTTAGCTAACTGATCTGCAGTCATACCAACTGCAGAAGCTATAGCTTGTTGTTGAATAACATTCATAGAAGTAAAATCATTAAAATCACCTACATTTGCTGATATTTCTGATGTAAGAGTTTCTAAATCTCCTGTTAAAGCTGCTAATCTAGCTCTTTCTAAGTTTAATTGTTTTCCTGTAAGTAATTCTGCTTGTAATTCATTTTCAATTGAAGATTCAAAATTTAATAAAGCTTCTCCTGATGCCGCAATTTGTTCTAATTCAAAACCTAATGCTTTTGCTTGTGTTACTGCTCTTGCTATTGCTTCAGGATTGGCACCTAATTGGGCTCTAATTTGACCTGATACTTGATTGGAAGCTTCTAAAACTGTTTTTAAACTTATTTGGGCTCCTGTTTGAGCATTTACGGCATTTACAGCATCTTCTTGAGTTTGTAAAGATTGATCAAAAGTTATACCTAATCTTGCTGCATCCCCCGCTAATTGAGAAGTAGCTTTAGCTGACATTACTTGAGCATCTAGTATACTAGTAGCACTTGCAAGCATTTGTGTATTAAGAGATGCTGCTGTTTGGAATTCTGAATTAACTGAACGTTGGGCTTCTAACATACCCTCAGTTGTTACCCTAACATCTTCAGATGCTGCAGCTGTTATAGCCATTTCACCTGCTAATTTTTGGGCTTCTCCATAACTAATTCCTAAATCAGTTTGAATAGTGTTAATTTTTTCACTTCCCTTCAGTGCTGCATCAAATATAGCAGCCATACTTAATTCAGTTAGTCTAGCAGGTGTAACTACATCTTCAAAATTACCTTTTAAAATTTCGGTTAGGGTGCCTGATTTATCTAGTTTGTCAGCAACACCTTCAAGATTTTCACGTAATATTGATGTAAGAGATTTGGCTTTTTGGTTTTCTTTATTTTGTTCTTTTAACTTAAGTAAGTTTTTTTCTTCAACCTTAAAAGTATCTATTACACTTTCTCTTAATTTTTCTTTTTGATGCCCTTGAAGTCCTTGAGATCTTGTTATTTTTTCTAAAGTTAATTGTTTTCTTCTTTCAAGTTGTTCTATTTTAGAATTTAAATCTTTAGAAATATTTTGTCCTTTATTCATTTTTTGGACAAGGGCTAAATTATCCTCTAACCCTCCCGACATCTTTTTTATAGAACCTACTATGTCTCTTTCATACGATTTAGCTATTTTAGCTCCTACAGCATCAACACCATTAAGATTATCAATTACATCTTCAAACATGTTTGATAATGTAGCAGCAATAGATTTGAATGCATTATCTACAAATCCTGCTTCTACTGCTTGATCTTGAAGTATTTTTTTACCTTTTTCTAATTCGTCGTTAGCTGCCATAATATAGTATTATTCTATAATAAATATTAAAAAAGAAAAGACATCATACGATGTCTTTAAATTAAAAATTATAGGTTGATGAAGGAGTTATGTTGGGGCCTTTTACCTTACCATCACCTACATTTGACTTACCTTTCTGTTTGTCTATTAATTCTTGTTGTTTTTCATTATGTTCATTAATTTTTTGAATATGGTACCTTCTCATCCAAATAGGCATATTATATACTTCAGAATGTATGAATCCGCCGTTTCCATGATACACTAAATCGTGTATTTGAGTAAATAATAAGCCTCTATACTTAGGCGTCAGGCCAAAAAAAGTTAAGGTTAATGGGAACAGGTATTTTTACAAAGTCTCCATTTTTATTTTCATAATCAAAAGTTAATTCAACATCTGGTTGAAGATCTACAATATTATTTCTTAACGCTCTTGAATCTCTTGCTAATAATTTTGTGTCTACAAATTCTCTAACAGTTGACTTTTCATAATCACCATTAATAGAAGTAATAATGTGTTTCATTCTTGTAGATAATTCAGCAGATGAATTTTTATTGATTTTTTTAAGACCTTTTAATTCACTCGAAATTGCCTGTTCATCACCGTGGGTTAAAAGTTTGAATGTAACTTCTACATTAGAGGCTGGTAATTTAAATGTAAATTCATTTTTGCCATTTTTACTTATAGATTCATTTAATGGTTTATCACTTATAGTAGTTAAATCAACATCTATTTTTTCACCATTATATTCAAATTCATAATCTTTACCATATCCTAAAATACGAGCAGCAACTAATACGGCATTTTTATCACCTATTAGTAAATCTCCATAATTAATAGGAGTAACTATAAGTGATTGTAATAATTTATCTATAACTGTGCCGTTTTCAATTAGATTTTGGTTTGTAAGAATATCTTCTTCACGAGCAGTCATATATTTCATTTCGATTTCGCCTTTTTTTAAAGGACTTCCTTCTGGGTATAATAAACCTTTAGAAGGTAGGGTAACCATTTCGGTTGGGAATTGTTGTTCCATAACGTTATTAAATTAAAACTAGTTCAGATATACATATATAGAAAAAAGAAAGGACGTCATAAAATGACGTCCAGCCTCGCAACTTCGGGAGAGAAGTATATTTTTAGTAATTTAGGATGGCATAATCCATTACTATTGTTAAACTGATATTTACTGGTGCATCTTGTGACCAATCCATATCACCAAAATTAGCTTGTGAACAATAAGCACCTTTTAAGATCCATTCTTCTACTACATCACCTACAGGTCCTAATGAATTAATTCTAATGTCTTTTTTGTAAAAATCAGAATAACCATCTCTACCTGTAACTGACTCATGTGACAAACGAACCCATTCCATTACTGCTTGTGCTCCTGATGGTGTTACTGGATCATAAAGATCACATGTAATATCATTCCAATTTGCTTTACCTTTAATTTTTCTTTTCACATTAATATGGTCAAGAGTTACTGCACCAAATTGAATAGTTGGTCGCTGTACTTTTTTAATCAAGTAAGCTGGGATTCCGTCAATGTACATTATAAACCTATTTTGTAATTTAGGTTCAAATGCTGTGAACATGATTTCGTTTGTATCTAATATTGCCATCGTTTGTTGTTTTTATTCTATTATAAATATATAATTTTTAAGTTCTTATTCGAAAGTTGCTCCAGTAGGTAACACATTAAAGTCAAGAACTATAAATTCAGCTGTTTTTGTTGGTTGTAAATAAATAGCACCCACTAATTGGTTTCTGTCTACAACATCTGCTGTATTGTTGTTTTCATCCATTTGTACTCTGAATGAATATAATCCTTGTTTTTGTTGTACACCTTCTAAGTATGGGTTAACTATATTTAAGAATCTATTTCGTGTTGCATTTGTGTTTTGTTCAAATACTAAGTATCTTGAAGAACTTGCAATAAATTTCTTAAGTGAAATTAATAATCTACGAACATTAATTCTGTCTAATGCTGTTGATCTTAGTTGAAGTGTTTTCTGACCCCAAATACAAACTCCAGTTTGTGGGAATGTTGCAATTGGGTT